ACCACCTAAGAAACACTAAGGAAACATAATGGGTGGCTTTGCTAAAGAAGGTGATTTGTCTCAAGGTATAGATGGACCAGCTACTGCTCTAACCTATAAGAACCAAGCAGTTAAGACTTTTGTTCAAGGAATGAGAATAGCACTTGTCGGAGACCAATACCAGCCTCATCAGGTAGGGGTGGTTACTCATAGTGCTGCACAACGAGAAATTACAACTGGATCTTCAAAAACATTCTTTGAAGGTAAGGCAGTAGCCAGATATGGTGATTCGATCGCCGATGGCGATAAAGTTGGTGGCGAAGGTTTTAACACTTTCATAGAATAACCTAAATAAACGATATGGCAAGAATAACTAGACTCTTTTCAGATTTGGACCTTAACTTCACAGTTCATCCTGTGACTAAAGATATAACACGCAGATTTGATGAAGATGCTATCAAACAATCTGTTAAAAATCTTCTATTAACTAGAAACTTTGAACGACCATTCCATAGTGAGATTGGTTCTCCTATTAGACAGTTATTATTCGATCTACCTGGACCGATGTTCAATATTATGCTTCAACGAGCAGTCATTGATGTGATTAACAATTTTGAGCCAAGAGTTGATATTATAGATGTTAGAGTGGATGATTATTCCGATGCAAATGAAGTTTATATAACTTTAGAATTTAAAATAGTCAATACCGAGAGACCACTTACTCTCGAATTAGCCTTAGAGAGAACACGATAAATGGCAGTCACAACTACTAGTAAAAGAATGAGTGTATCAGAGTTAGACTTTGATACGATTAAAACTAATCTTAAAACATTCCTTAAAGGGCAGTCAGAATTTCAAGACTACGACTTTGAGGGATCTTCTATGGCAGTTCTTATAGATCTGCTGGCATACAATACTCACTATAATGGTATCTACACCAACCTTGCTGTCAACGAAATGTTTCTTGACTCTGCAAGTAAAAGAGCATCAGTTGTATCTCTTTCAAAGATGTTGGGTTATACTCCGAGATCTGCAGTATGCGCTAAGGCAGTTGTTAATGCTACTATTGCTTCCCCAACCTCAACACCAGAGGTAGCAACTCTTCCTGCCAATCAACCATTCTTAACTTCTATTGATGGTAAATCTTATATTTTCTATAATACAGAAGATGTAACAGTTGCAAGAAATACTGCAGGAAGATATGTGTTCTCCAATTTAACTATTGTAGAGGGCACACCACTATCATACAAATATACTGTAGCGTCTGGTGTGCGTTATATTATCCCCAATGCTAATGTAGATGTTTCCACATTATCGGTTTCAGTTCAAGAAAGTTCTACATCTGACATGTATGAGACTTTCACTAGAGCAGAAGATTTAACATCAGTAACAAGTATCACTAAAGTATATTTCTTAAAAGAAATTGATGATGGACTATATGAATTAACTTTTGGTGATGGAGTTCTTGGTGTTGCTCTTCAAACTGGTAATGTCGTAACCATAAATTATTTTGTTTCTAGTTTAGATGCCCCAAACTCCGCATCTGTATTCACATATAATGGTTCTGCATTACTGGGTAGTAATTTATCAGTTGTTACTGTAGATTCAGCATCAAATGGTGTTGCCTCAGAAGATATTAATTCTATTAAGTTTAATGCACCAAGACTGTTTGCTGCACAGAATCGTGCAGTCACCCCCGATGATTACACAGCATTAATTTATAGTAAATTTCCTGCAGCACAAACTGTTTCTGTTTGGGGTGGTGAGGATAACAATCCTCCAGTTTATGGTAAAACATATATTTGTATCAAACCAAAGGATGCTAGTAAGTTAACCAATCAACAAAAAGAACTAATCTCAACTGAGATTCTTAATCCAAGAAGTGTAGTTTCTATTACACCAGAAATTGTTGACCCAGAATATTTTAATATTAAGGTAACTTCTTTTGTTCATTATAATCCAAAGGAAACTTCTAAGACTCCTGCTCAAATTGAAACTATTGTAAAGAATGCAATTCTTGATTATGACGAAAACGAGTTGCAGAGATTTGATGGAGTTCTTCGTTATACAAAACTAACAGGTATCATCGACCAAGCAGATGCATCTATTGTTAATAACATCACTCGTTTGATGGTTCGCCATCCTCATAGCCCACAGTATGGCGTTAATGCTCAGTATGTTTTAAATCTAATTAATCCTATTTCTCAGGATGGTGGTAAACAAGGTGAGGTATTCGCATCAACTGGATTTTTTATTCCAGGAAGCACTGAGATTCATTATCTTGATGATGATTCTTTTGGTAATATTCGTTTGTATTATTTAAATACAAATTTAGATAAAGTTATTGTGAATGCATCTCAAGGAACTATTAATTACGATATTGGATTGGTTCAAGTTAACGGACTGAATATTTCATCTTTAGATGGACCAACATTTGAATGGCAAATTAAACCTGAGTCTTATGATATCGTTTCTGCGCTAAATCAAATTGTACAAATTGATCCAACTTTATTAACTGTGACTGCTATTGCTGATAATACTGCAAATGGCGATCTAGGTGCAGGCTATAACTATCAGTTCAATTCTATTAGATCATAATGTCAAGAACTCAATTATCATCTGTTGTTTCTACACAGATACCTGAATTCATCAGGGAAGATTATCCTACATTTGTTGCTTTCGTAGAAGCATACTATGAATATCTACAAACACAAGGTGTAGATCTTTCTGCTACTAGAGACTTAGATAAAACTCTTGATAAATTTGTTATAGAATTTAAGAAAGAATTAGCACACAATCTTCCTGGAATTGTTGAAGATGAAAGATTTATACTATCTCATATCAAAGATCAATACCTAGCAAAAGGTTCTGAAGCATCTTACAAACTTTTATTTAAATTACTGTTTGGTAAAAATGTAGAGTTAAAATATCCAGGAACTCAGATGCTTCGTGCTTCTGATGGAAAATGGAATCAAGAAATTTCAGTATTTGCCCAAGTCGATTTTGGCGACCCAACCACTATTGTTGGTAAACTAGTAGACATCCAAACTGCATCTAGGCTAATCAGAGTTCTTGTTGATAGAAAAGAAGACCTTGTTGGTGAAGTTGATCGTATTGTAGCACTTGGTGGTAATGTTTATGAATTTTTCTTAGATAAAAAATTCTTTGGTGTATTAAAGCCAACGGACAAAATTAAATATAAAGATATATTTCAAGCAACAATTTTACCAGCTACACAAACTCCAACAATAGTACAACCTGGAAGAAATTTTAGAGTTGGACAAGTTTTTGAAGTTCGATCTGGAGCTGGAACTGGTGCTCTATTAAAAGTTACAGCAGTTGATGACGATAACGGTATCAAATATGCAGAATTTATTAAATTTGGTATTGGATATAATGCTAACTTTGCAGTTAATATCTTAGCAAGTAATACCATAAATTCATCTTTTAATAATACACCTATTGCTTCTATTAATAGAATTGGTAATGATTTAGAAATTGGTGATATTACTCTTGGTTTTGATGAACAGGGTTATATTAACTATGGTGATGTTTTCGCTGCAGATTATGTTAATGGTACATATGCTGGTACTGTAGTTCGTGAATTCTCATTAAATTTCCGTAATGCTCAAACAGATTCTACGGAACCAGCTATTATTGAAGTAAATCTTGGAGCATTAGTAAAATATCCTGGATACTACACTTCGAATAATGGTTTCTTAGATGATGCTATCTTTATTCAAGACAGTAAATATTACCAAGCATTTTCATATGTTTTAAAGATCGATGAGAGATTATCATCTTATAAATCTGCTGTAAAAACAATGTTGCACCCTGCTGGTATGGCATTGTTTGGTGAGTATAATATTACTAATAATATTGATTTAAGTATCAGTCTCGAATCTTTGGTCAAATCTCTTGGTATTGGTTTAAGAGATAGTTTTAGTTTAACAGATTCTGCAACCAGAAACTTTGGTAAAGCACTATCAGATTCTGTTGATACACCAATAGAATCTTTAATATATTCATTCGGTAAAGTATTAGCTGACTCTATAAATACACCAACAGATGCAGCTACTCTTTCTACAGGTAAAGCACTCTCAGATAGTATTTCAACACCAACTGATTCTTCTTGGGTTCATTCATTTGGTAAAGCACTAGCAGACTCTATTTCAACACCGACAGACTCAATAACTGCTAAAGAAATTGGTAAAGCATTAGCAGATACACCTATTATTTCTGAGACACTTGCACTTAATACAACTAAATATATAACAGATACAACAGCTGGGTTTACAGAAAGCGGTATAGTTGGATTAAACCCATACGCTGGACAGGATTATTTTGCACAAACATATAATGTAATCACAGGATCTACAATTAGCTAAAATAGCTATAATTTAAGGAGAATTTTATGGAATTAGAAAATACACTAAAAGCGACTGGTATGGTTCGCATTGTAAAAACAAACGCAGCTGGCGAAGTTACTCAAGATTTTGAAGTACCTAATCTAGTTGTAACAACAGGTAAAAACTTCATTGCATCGTCAATGATTAAAACTACCACAAATAGCCCTGCAGCTATGACTCATATGGGTATCGGTACTAGCGGAACAACTCCAGGTGCTTCTGATACCGCTTTGTTGGCACAAACTGCTCGTGTTTCATTATCAGCATCTGTTACTAATAACGCTGTTACATACACTGCTACATTCCCAGCTGGTACTGGTGATGGTGCTCTTCAAGAAGCAGGTATTTTTAATGCTTCAACTTCAGGTACTATGTTGTGCCGTACAACATTCTCAACAGTAACTAAAGGTTCTGGCGACACTGTTGCTATCACTTGGGTTGTGACAGTAAGTTAATTTTTTAAGGTTCCGATAAATGGCTACATCGTCTTCTCTAATTAAAACTATTCTCCATAAGAGTCTTGCGGAGGGTATTTACAGGGATGTAACAACCAAAAGTTCTAACTACTACTATTTTCTTGGTAGAACATTAGAGTGGACTGATGCAAGCAACCCTCCATATCCTATTGATAGCTATGCTTACGAACGAGCAGTGCGAGATGATATTATAACATTAAAATCTATCGCACCATCTGATGTAGCATTTGTTATACCAAGAACTAATTGGACATCAGGTACTGTTTATGACATGTATGATGATGAATATTCAACTGAAGTTCTTGGTATTAATATTGTGAATGGCGGAACTGGATTTACCTCACTTCCTGTTATTACAATCACAGGTGGTGGTGGCGGAACAGGTGCAAAATTTTATCCGATAGTATATGATGGTTCTATTATTGGCATTGAAGATGTTGGTATTGCAGATACATCAAAAGGATCTGGATATACATCTATACCAACAGTAACTGTTACTGGTGGTACTGGTACTGGTGCTGTTCTTCAAGCCATAGTAAATATTGCACCATCTGGAAAGCAGAAACTTGAAGAATGTAATTTTTATGTTCTAACAGAAGATTATAATGTCTATAAATGTTTAGACAATAATAACAATGCAATGTCAACATCTAAACCCTTAGGTACATCAGTTTCTCCAATATCTACTGCAGATGGATATGTATGGAAGTTTATGTATAATGTTCCGATCAATTTAAGAAATAAATTTTTATCTGAAACACAGATGCCAGTTGTTTCTGCATTGACAAATCAATTTTATTCTAATGGTGGTATGGATAGTATTATCATTAATAATAAAGGAACAGGTTAT